TATATGCTATCTTGTATAATTTGCCTTGAATTAAATCAAAATATGCTGTTCTCCTTGTTAATCCCTTATTAGTATTTGTCGAAAGTGGCAAAAGTTCTCCCAGCTCTGATTTTAAAGCGAATTTATGTAAAAGAAATGCTTCTCCACGCTGACTTTGCAAAATTATTAATACTACCTTTTCTAGTGGATATTTCTGCACTGTCTATGTTTGGATAGAACACTTGTGTTATGTGAGCACTATCATTAAAAACAACAAGTGTTCCCCAATAAGTGTTAGGTCCATCAATCATGTTATTTTCTATTTTATAAAAGCCAGCTTCGATCATATCATTATAACTTCTATTTTCTACTATCCCTTTGTACATGAAAGGATACAGCTTCAAACTAGTGAGCAGTTCTCCCAGGTCGAGATTATGAGATTATTTCTGTTAAAAAATAATGTATCTTATCCTTGGTGTTCTTGCTTCTGATGTTGTCATATTCAGATTTAATCCTTCATCAGATAATTTGTATGTTCCTCTTAGCTCCCCTGAAATTATACTATATTTTATCGTATTACTTTGGGTTGCAGATAAAGAGATGACTACAGTATATCCTCCATCTGAAATCGATAAAAGGCAGACTTCACCTAATGCCAATGTTACTAAAGTCACAACTGTTTCAGTTGATATATTTATGTTTTTTGATACCGATTTTATGTTTGGTATTGGCAGAAGTCCTCCCAGAAGGATTTGTATCAATGACTTTTGTATTACAATATTATTTTAAATGTTTATTGGTCTATATATAGTTTATTCTGTGCATTTTTTATGCATAAGATTTTTCTTTAAAATATTTGTTATAGCTTTGCTATCACAAATAACTGAATGTGTTTTTATTTTTTGATTCATTAAGCTTGGATGTTGTAAGGCATCTTGCTAGCAAAGCAGTTTGTATTGAAAAAGGCAGGATTGGTGAATCCCGCCTTTTTTAAATAGTTTTGATAAAATAAAATTTATATATAACTTTATAGCATCTATATTGAATTAAACTTAATTCTAAATCAGTAAAGGCGTTTACTGACAAAAATAGTCTAAATGCTATCGTTCGTGATGAATAATGGCATCTTTTTAGTTAATAATTTTTTTCACATACCATTTTAAATGAGTAATTATATACACCTTTGCTTGGGAAAGTGAGGGTGTATTTTTTATTGGTTAAAACGAACGATAAGTGCAAAAATATTTCTTTATAAAACTGAATCTTGTTCTGTAATAATAGAAAATAAGTAGATTCCATAAGTTCTATTTGTTTTCTATTAATGCTCTATGGCTTCTTGCATTCTCCGAATAATCGGAATATTGCTCCTGATTATTTTTTTCAATATGAATTGAATATGGAATAGTTTTCATTACTCTTTGTTGGGTAACTAGAAGCTTGATAACAATATTTATTACCATCAAGCTTCTTCCATTGTCACGATATGACAATGGATTTTGGTGTTTTGGCAGCGATGGTGCAAATGGATAAGAATATCTTGATTTTCTTGTTAAATAATAAAAGAATATCATTTATTGTTTTCAAGATTTGCTCTGATTTGTTTCAAAATCAGAAACGGTCCTCCCATCTTATAGTTCCCTAAGTTTTGTTTAGCTTGCATGATACAGCTTTCAATAGTAAGTTTCAAATTCGGAGTGAAAGCTGCTTTGTTAATCTGCATTTCTTTTGGAAGTTTATTGGCATGGTTATTGAACCATGCGATCATTTCATTCAATTCCTCTTCGGAATAAGATTTTTTTCAGTCATGATACATAAGTTGATGTTAATAGTGTGCAAAGATAAAGGAACATATAATTCATGGGTTATCTTTTAACAGAAATATTATCAAAATAAAAACCGTCCCTACTTATCACAAGCCGGAACGGTTCAGATTAGTTACGTTTTGACAATCTACTTCACATTTTATTGAACAAGATACCAATGGATTTGTTCAAAAGGATTTGCCTATTTCTAAAAATATTTGTTGTCACATTATTACGTATTACAAAAAAGGAGGGCATCGTGCATTACGAGCCCCCTCTCAAACTTTTATTATGAGATTGGCTTCTACTCCAAAATCACAGGGCAAAGATACGCAAAATTCTATTCTTTTCAGTTGATTGTGTAATCCAATTGGGAAATTGTATTTAAACAAATACCCCGACTCATCACGAGCCGGGGCAGTCCAATTTATAAATTTAAAGTCTTATGATGAAGATTGTCTGTTGCACCAATGCTTTACTATCAGCATAACGACAATCAAAACGGTTACATAAACACAGGCAAAACCAATTTGTTTAAGCAGCGTGGATTCTTTTTTCTCTTTTATGGTTTCTGATCGCTTTTTTTCATAAATATCAGAAGTAATATCCTTATCGGCTTTCACCTCCGTACTGTCTTTGGTTGCAGTTTCCTTCTTTCTATTTTTGCTGAAATCACCTTCTATATGCCCATCTGCCAGTAACGGAGGTTTATCGGTCAGACTGTCGGGCGGCTTTCGGGTATCATAGATACGAAAATCAATCACATAGTTACTATTAGTGGTAATAAGTTCGCTCAAAGAGGTACTTGATCCGTGTACGATGTTGACAGATTCACTGGCGCTATCTTTGCTGATTACTTCTACATCGGACTTGACAGCCTTATGCGAGCTGCCACATGATCCGAACAGCAGGAACAGACACATGAAGGGAGCCAGTAATATATGCCGGCTTACCCAGTTCATAACTCTAACCAACATAAGAGATATCATTTATGCGGTTCATCCACCCTCTCTTAAATTTATTATTGGTCGGACGCTTGCGGCATATATCCTCAATAAAGTCGAACCGGGCAATCTTAATCATGTCGAACAACTCACGCGGGTTCTTGGCATTTACAGCGGCAATGGTCTTGGGACCTACAATGCCATCCACCGTAACACCAAGCAAGCGTTGAGGAATCTTAATTCCGTGCGCACCGGATGCCCACACCCAATCAACCAATATATTAGCAACTGATTGCGATTTAATCTCGTCAGCTTTCCATCTGTCCCAATAATGCGGCTTGAGTACACGATTAACAACATCTTCACGGGTAAGTAGGTGTAAATCATCCACATCTATATCACCGTCACCATCCTTGTCATAGCCGCACGATTTCCATGTGCCGATAGTCACGCCCATATTGGTAGCTCCTCCCAAATCGTCAGGGTCATTTACAAAACCGCCTTCCCACTTTAGGATAAACGGTGCAAGTTTTCTTACGTCAGCCATACTACTCATTAATTATAATTATTCGATTTTATTTTCTTTGAATTCCGGCAGGATATATTGTATGTTAACCGCTGCTTCATGCAAGACCTTATGAAGTTCATCTTCATTCAAATCCGTTTCATCTGTAAACTCACAAAAGATATTTCCAACCCAATCTTGAGATGAATTAAGCCGTTTAATAGCCACGCTGTTGCATCCATTTGTTGATAATAGAGATTTGGCAACCTTATCCTTAACCTGGTTATCAATATCTGAGTAGAACATGAAAAGATTCTTTGCGAGAGTTTCTGCAAAAACGGCCACTTCACTCATGGGAAGTGATTGGATGTTTTCACGCATTCCGGCTATACCTTTTCGTTTTACCTCGAACTGCACCGAAAGAAAAGCTATATGCCCCAAAGGATGGGGTTGTACGATATATACCCCCTGTCTGCTTTCGTTTCATAAAGTACACGCCACAGCTCACCGAACACCTTGGCGGAGTTCTCACTGCGGTGGTAACTTCTTTTTTCCTCCTCTTTTTTAAAATATTCCACTTTTAAATCAGTCAGTTTGTTTTTAGTATACTGATTATAGGCGAAATAAGCTGCCAGCAATGTTCCGGCAGCACTAATAATGTTTGCAATATCTATTTCCATCACATTCACCGTTTAATTGTTATATGATAAATTATTCATCCTGTTTCTTTATTCTTTAGCTACTATGTTTTTTGAGAAAGCTGGCAGTTTTTCCAAAAAATGTATTGTCAATATGGTTTGTTTTACTATTTTTGTCAATTGTCTTTTAGGACTGTGACGGTTCATCCATGATCCTTCCGCCATATTGAAAGTCCTATAAAGAAAATGTGGATCTATATTTACCAAATTGTTTAATCTTACTGTCCTGTTATCATTAGTCAGTATGATTTGATTATCCCGGTTGTCTGAGAAGATTGCCGGGATTTTTATATATATGCAAAATAAATCCATATCCATATTGCTTACTATTCATATTTCACTATCTTTGTCAAGACTTTGTTAACCTGATTCTTTCAAAACTAGTATTGGACTTAACTTCCCCCCGTCAGACTGTGAAGCCAGACGGGGGATTTCATTACTTTAACAGATAGACAATAAAAAAAGAGCCCGATGACAATATTTATTGCCATCAAGCTCCTAGTTACAACTGCAAAGATAGTGAAAACTATTCATATTCAATCCATATTGAAAAAATAATCAGGAGCAATATTCCGATTATCCGAAGAATTTAAAGAGTCACAATATTAATAGAAAACAAATAGGATTCATGAAATCTACCGATTGTCTATAAAATCAGATGTCCTCAAGCCTTTATCAGGAAACATCTTTACTTTTTTCCTTTGAACATTTTTCAAGTCACGCACAATGGTGCTGGAAAGTACCTCTGAATAAATCTGTGTGGTCTTTACGGAAGTATGTCCGAGCAACTTCTGGACTGTTGTAATCGCAACTCCCTGATGAACCAGCAGGGTGGCACAGGTATGACGGCTCACATGGTAGGTTATCCGCTTTTTGATACCACATAACCCGGCCAGCTTTCGAAGCTGCTTATTCACTTCCGAGTTACAAGGCAAAGCGGCAAAACTTCCGATATCCGGATAACGGTCAAGAATGCCCAATGCCCTGCTTTCAAACAGCAGATGTAACGGCAGACGGATTTCCACCCCTGTCTTGACGGATTTGAAGTACAGCCACCGTTTGCCGTTTACTCTAATGAAATTCTCAGGTGTGAGCTGGCAGAAGTCAGAATAGCGCAATCCGGTATAACAGCAGAACAGGAAGGCATCGAGCACATGGCGCATGGACTCCTCTTCCACCTCGACCGTTTCCAGCTTCTTCAGCTCGTCCGGGGTAAGAAACTCATGTCTGCCCTTCTCCTGTTTGATTTTGTACTTTCTGAACGGATAAGCATCTGCGTGCATATATCCCTGGTTGATTGCCTCATTGACCAAGGTACGGAGCTGTCTCATGTGCTTGGCTATCGTATTGACCGCATTGCCCTTTTCCCTTAAGTATTGCTCAAAATCACGAAGGGATGTATAGGTAAGATCCTTGAAGTCCAATCCGGAACGGAAGTCATTCAGGACTGCCAGTGTCGAGTGCAGGTTGTCCTTGGTGGACTGCTTCTTGTCCGAATTGTCAATGGCTGACTTAGCGAAAGTGAAGAAGCTGACATTCACCGTACTTTTCTTCTTGACAGCATCCTTCAGTAGTGAGAGTGTGGCAGGTATTCCGCGCTTCCAATACCCCAACTCTATGCCTTGCAGATACAGGATGTATTCATAGAG